TAGAGTGAGTTCAGAGACTTTGGAAACGCATCGTAGACGTACTTCTCGTAGCCGGTTAACCCGTCTAGGAACTCATAGATCTCGCTCTGTTTTCCATCAAAGGGAAATCCATTGATGATGGTGTCGAATGCAACGTTGGTGGACGCCTCAGCGCTATTGAAGAACGTGTGATTCTCGAACCTGCTCCAATCAAGAGGGATCTGCTGCGTTGAGACCAGAGGTGAGCCAGGGGCTGCTGTCCTGAAGGAGGAATGCGATGACGTATGAGTTGAAACATCACTGGCACGGAGCGTTATGCTCGGACTTGGATCTTGGGATCGATTGACCGACGACAGCAGGACAGAGGACTTGAACGGGGTCTTCGTGCTCACCCTGTCACTTCGTCCGTGTGATAATGTAGCTGTCGTCTGCCGCCACTAATGTCGCACCGCCATAAGCGATTTGAAACTCGAGCCTTAGCGGTCGACCAATGGGAAGAGACATAGGGTGGACGCTGACGTAATTGCCAACACTGTCAAGTGACATGCGAGTGCCCGTCTTATCAAAGTCGTAGATGAGCTCACCCGTATTCACGTCTCTAAGACGGTGGTAACCTGTCACGACTTGGATTGGTTGTCTCTCGACAAAGAACTTCGAAGCTCTCGACGTGGAGCCAGCGTCAAAGACTTTCACCCTGACATGAAAAGAACTCAGTGTGTCGACACTTGACGGTCCATAACAGCGCGTCACAAGACGAGGAGTGTCAGTGAACGACAGCGATGGGACATTTCGTTTTACTGTCAGCGATCCACTTCTATAGACTACAGTCCTATCGAACGATGTCCAAACTTCTTCAAATGTCAGCTGTCCACTTGCCGCCAATGCAGAGGCCACCGTAGTGGTACCAGAGATAATACTCGTGTCATTCGAGAGGAGAATCAAAGGTACCTTATAGGTCCCGGTCAAGGCCCCTCCGATGACCTCCTGTGAACCCGTGTAATACTTCGACAGTGAACCTGTCGTCAGCCTCAACACCAGCACGTTCTGTCCGGTGAGTTGTGTCAGAGAGCTGCCCGATACAAGATTGGCCGATGAACCGTTTACGTTATTAAACAGGTACAGCGTGCCCGAGACATCGAACAACGAGGAGCTGTGATAGTCGACGATAGAATCGTCGAAGGCGACTTCAAGACGTGGGGCAAGCGCTACATTCCTGACGTGACGTGACGCGAATCGCTTGACAAACCTCGTTACAGAGTCTGTCTCCTCGCTGGAGGTAAACGAAAGCCTCAGTCCTTTGTTCGGCAAAAGACCGACAAGGGACGCAGAGACAATTCTTGACACATCGACCGATAGGTCCTCGAGCCCAGTCGAGAAATACTGTTTTGTCTCAGTAGATGTCAGTCCAAGACCATCACGGTAATCAACCCTCGTGACATAGTCGATCGAAGATGATCCAACGTCACCAGAAGAATTTGCGCCAGTGACATTCCACAGCGTACCGATCGATGACGAAAGGAAATTTGAAGCGTCAATGTCCGAGAATGAGACTACGTCTCTTCCGAATCCCTCGCTAAATGACGAGCTGAGTGGGAACAGTGAGAGCGTGTAGTCGGTCGGGGTCGGCTGACCGACGCTGAGGCTCTTCATCTTCAACGTCGCCTTCATCTTGGTCACGTCAAGGATAGAACTCGTAAGTGCCATGAGCGGTGACAAATCAAACTTGATGAGTCCACGTGACAGCTCTATTGACCCCGTCAGCGACTCTGCTTCATTGTACAGTTTGAAAATGTCGACAGTCCCGGCTCGTCCGACATTTCCGCTTACCGTTGTCAGCCCATCAACAATCTTATTGGTGATGTAAGTGTCGGCGGAGGCCGTCAAGACGTAGAGCATGTTATCACTCCGTGCTCACGACAATGTCATAGGACGGATACCTCAGCTCGAATATCGATCCCGGTGAACCGATAATGAGTCCACGAGTTATGTTCGCCTCGATGTCGAATGTGACATCAGAATAACTGCGACCGTCGCTGGACGATGTCACGTTGACAAGTTCAAGCCTAGTGACCGCCGAGACTCCCTTTGTCGATGTCACAGTCGCAAGAATCTCAGATATCGAGATCGGTTTGTCGACCTGCATGTTAGTTGTCGGCAGAAGGGCCTGAAGCGAAGCTATCACACCCTGCACGACATCAATTGAATTGGAGTCTGTCGAGGGGACCACAGTGACGTTGACACCGATATTGATGATCGAACAGTCAAGGATGTCGACAGAGTCACCGATCAATCGATAGTCATTGAGATAGCGCTTGAGATTGGTTTTCAGGGTATCTGTCGATGTCGAGAGACGGCCTCGTGAATCTCGAGAGATGATGTACAGTTGGGTAGTGCCTGGATTGACAGTGTCACTTCTGACGCCCGCCTTGTAGACAGAACCGAATATGGAGGGAAGAGAATAGACTCGCGCAAGAAGATCGGACTTAGTCACGACACGCGATTGTGCATTTCTGTATGTCGGAATCAGTGAACGCAATTTTTCGATCGACGGAGCAGTGTCGCCGCCGACGGCAGGAGACTCATTCGTAACGTCTATAGAAGAGCGCACTGTGGCTGCTGTCGATGACGAAGCGGTGTCTTTAAAGTCAACCTGTAGCGTTTTTATCGACCTGATCGAGTTGACTCCAACATTATGGGCCTGTCCACCACCGGCCCTGTACGTAACAGTCAGCGTTGTCGAAAGCGGAACCACACCTGTTGTATTACTCCTCACCAGTGAGCCCGGGTCTACGACGACCCTTGGTACAGTTGGACGACCATAAAGCGGAATAGCGGCCCTAGTTGGATCAAACGAGTCGGACACTGCAGAGTCAATTGTCCCACCACCAAATTTTAGAGTCGTCGTCCTATTCTGTAGCGCCGTCGAGACAACGAACCTCCGTGGAGCAGGAACGACCTCAAGACTATCACGAACTAGCTCACCGTCAACTCCACGGTTGATCACACCGACCATAACCGTGTCTTGTGTAAGGCTTTCAACTTCGTACCACTTGTTACCGTCAGAGTCAACGACAGAAATTATGGTAGAGACATCAGGATTCGACAATGTCACCGTCTTGTACGCTGTCGTCGATGAATCAAACGAGAACTTCTCGGTGTAGACCTTGCCTGAGACTGCTGTGACGGAGCGAGAGAGAATAAGAGTCGCAGGGTTGTTGCTTGAGTCAAGAGATCCGACTGTAATAGAAGCAAGCAGGACATTGAATCTATCGACCTCGCCAAAGTCAACGTCCTCAATCGTTGAAAATGAGATCCCGCTCGTCGATTGAATTTCAGTGCCTGCCTGTATGACAGGCAGGCTTGCAGAGTCAGGTACGTACGATCCACCCGAAAGAACAGCCGAGACTTCGATGTAAAACTTGACATTGACAACAGCAGGAGATGCTCCAGTAATCTTCACTCCTGCATTAGTGATCATCTTTTCGATATTGGAGATCTCAATTGCATCGCTCCACGAGAGCTCCCTAAACTGGTGATCAAGGTAAAACGACATGTTATCAGAAACTGCTGCGGCGAGGTCAAGTACAAGACCGCCGACAGACGACTCGCTAAAGTCCCTGATCCTGTTTGGGAAATATGTCTTTGCATAACGAAGCAGATCTGCCTTAAAATCTCCAAAGTCCTTGGAGAGGTAACTCCTCTGTGGTCTGTTTAGCTGCGCCACGTTAACCGCCCGAGTAGAGAATGACCTCTACAACCCTTGTTTTCTCTGAGAAGGCAGGGACAGTGTATGTAATCCGTACCCCAACACGAGCAAGATCATCGTCTGCTGTCTCGCGTATTGATTTGAGGGTCTCAAGCGAGATGTAGGGCATGTAACGCGAGACAGCTGATTTGATTCGAGTCATCGCCTCGGTGTCTGCGTCCTCCGATCCAAGCTCGAATGTCAACTCACTGAGGTTGGCTCCGAACTCATAGTCCATAAGCCTCTCACCCTTGTTGGTGAGAAGAAGATTGCGTAAATTGTCAGAAACCTGGTCTCCGAGATCGCGATGCATTTTCAACAGACCATCAGAATCAGACCCAAGCTCAAGCGGCGTCTTGATTCCAATGGGCGGACTTGTCACAAGCTGTGACTTGCGCTGAGAGACAGCGCTCGGAGTCTCACCGACAGACTTGAAGCTATAAACTCTTGCAGCCATTCAGGCTTGATAGCCCCTGTGTATGTATTCCAATTGCGGCTGTCACGACATGCCAGGGCCGACTGTCGAGCCCGTACCCGTGGCTGGCATGACAACGACAGGAATACCTGGGTTGATTGTGACTTGGGAACCGACAACAAACGACTCGACGGCGGAGGCAAGATCACTGCTGAGTCTGTGTATAATCAAGTCGCTGTCTGCCCCAGCAGCCGATCCGCTGTCACGAGCATTCTTGAACGCGGACTCAAATAGGGCAATAAGCGCATCCTTTTGGACAGCGACTGGTGTTACCGGCACACTTTCTCCTTACTCTCCGAATACTCGCGTTGATTTGAGGGTGACAATCTCTGATTTTCTAACTGCGACAGCGGACCTTAAAACGCCAGCAGCAGCGGTCACTTGTGGCGACGGAGCACCAAAGCCCGGTGTCACATGTGTCTCAAGCGTCTGACAAAACGTATTGACATCGTCAAGAAACTTAGTCAAAAGATCCTCGAGCTGTTTGTATTTGACAAACGGTTGGGAGCTTCCTGGAGCGTCACTCGAGCCGTCACCAGCGCCACCATCTGTCGTCGAACGTCCAAGGTAGATCTGTTTACCAGCAAGGGCAGCCACTCCGTCTGGTAAGAGCATAAGGGCAACGAGGTAATCGTCAGAA